GCACTCGGCCGACGCCCTGCGCGAGCAGCTCATCACGCTCGATCACGCGCTGCTTCTGGCGCGGCTCGGCGGCGACGGCCAGAATGCGGCCCTCAAGTGGACGCTCGACCGCTCGGCCGGCTCGACCAAGACCGTGGACGCGGTGATCGGGGAACGGCTGGAGGCGAGGAAGAAGAGCAAGGGAGACCGCGGCTTCTATCTATGGGAGCCCCAGTCGGCCGCCCAGCTCAAGGAACACATCCAGCAGGAGGGCGGCGTCAAGCTCAGCCGCGCTCCCTGGCCGCTGGGGCACAACATGCTCGTGCCGGAAGCTGGATCGTGTCTGGACTGCGACAAGAACACTTCGGCCAACGCGCCGCTGTTCGGGGATCTCGAAATCGGCGAACCCACCTGCACCGACGGCGGGTGCTTCGAGGTCAAGCGCTCGGCCTGGGTCGAGATCAAGCTCCGTGAGGCCGGACGCGACGAGAACGCTAAGCCTCCGGTAAAGGTGCCGCGGCTGAGCTTCAAGTCGTCCTCCGTGAAGCCCGCGACCATGCCGCAGGACCTTCCCTACTCGCAGGCCGAGGATGTGACCGCGAATCCCGACAAGGTGCTGAAGGAAGGCCAATGGATCAAGGCCAAGCCGCAGAGCTGCTCGAACCTGCGCAAGGGCGTGACGGTCGATTGGGAAGAGGCGAACGGCTACGGCGGAAGCGACAAGAAGCTGCGCAAGCCGGGCGAGATCCTCACGGTCTGTATCGCGGTGGGCTGCGAGAAGCATCCCAAGGCGTATGAGAAGGCCGCGCTGCCTTCGAATGGCGAGAGCTGGGAGAAGCAGCGGGAGCGCGAACTCGCTGCCGAGAAGGAATTCATCGCCGCCGAGAAGCCCGTGCGCCGCGCCCTCTACGACGAGATTTTGCAAGGCATCAGCTCCAAGGATCTGCTCCTGGCCCTTATCGGCTGGAAGGACTCTCCGCGCGTTATCTGCCTCGGATTGGGCATCGATGTCAAGAACCCCGACGCTCATGTCGAGGGTCTTCTCAAGGTGGCCTCCGAGACTGGCCTGCGGAACATGGTCTTCCATGCCTTCTGGGGTGACAAGCTTGATCCCAAGGGCTACGATCAGCAGCGGCAGAGCAAGGGCAGGGAAGTGCTGCGCGCGCTGGCGAAGATCGCGCGCGTGGACGCCGCGGCCATCGAGGCGAAGTTTGACAAGCCGGTGAAGGCGGCTGAACCCAAGGCCACGCCGAAGGCCGCGAAGAAGGCCGCCAAGCCTGCTCCCAAGAAAGCCGCTGCGAAGCCTGCTAAGAAAGTCGCGAGCAAGCTCACCCCGGCGGCCGAGAAGCGTGTCAATGACGCCGTGAAGCAGCGCGGCTCCAAGTCGAAAGCCTCCGGGGGTGCATGATGGCGGCCGGCGTGTGCGCGTACTGCGGAGTCACCGAAGAGAAGATCGACGGCAACAAGCTGTCCTGGCACGACAACAGCCGGATCTGCTGCTCGAAGTACGACTGTGTGCGCAAGCACTACGCCGCCCTCAAGGCCGCGGCCGAGAAGCGCCGCGCGGAGCGCGATGCGGCCAGGGCCGCCAACCCCTACAAGTACTGGGGCTACGGGGCCTTCGTCGAAGAGAAACGCCGTCTGGCGCGCAACGCCAAGGCGCGGGCGAAGAGAAAGGCCGGCAACGCCGGCGGGAAAGGAACGACGGCATGAAAGACAGCCGGGAGTTGAAGAACGAAGCAGCGCCGATCGAGGGGTCGGGCCTGCGGATTGTGGAGAGTCGCGAGTGCTGGGGCTGCGGCGTGCCCTGCGGTGAAGCGCAGTACTGCCGCAAGTGCGCGGTTGAGATCAAGGCGGAAGAGATCTGGACTCTTGAGCAGCTCTACAAGGCCTCGGGCGATGACCAGGGCGCATCGGCTTTGCGTCGCGCGGCGGCCTTCGTGCGCCGCTGGCTGTGGCTGCCGGGGTTGATCGTGACCGGCGCCGGACTCGCGGTCTTCGGCTGGGATGTGGCCGGGGCGGTGATTGAGTGGATTGAGCGGGGAGGCATCCAGTGAGCCATACCTCCGTTGTCAGAAATCAGGTAACCGAAAGGAGTTCCATGGCAGACCAGCCGGACACAGACCTCATCCCGATCAACATCGGGAACATCAACGAAGGCGCGATGGTGCAGGGCTTCGAGATCGAACTCGCCAAGGCCCTGGCCAACATCGCCGACCTCAACACACCGGCCACGGCCACCCGCGCCGTCACCCTGCAGCTCATCCTCAAACCGCACTCGGACCGGATCTCGATTGAGACCGAGTTCAAGTGCGCCTGCAAGCTCGCCCCGATCGAGACGCACAAGTCGAATATCTTCCTCGGCCACACTGCGGAGGGCTCGCCGGTGGCCTTCGACGCCGATCCCCGCCAGATGCCGCTCTGGAGCGCTCCCAAACCACAGGAAGCGCCCAAGCCCATCGAGTTTCACAAGTAGCTCGCCCAACGGCCAAACCGACGCCGCGCCCCAGGGCGCAGAAAGAGAAGTTCCATGATTCAGCAAGCGCTTGAATTTCTGAGCAAGCTGCAAACGCCCAAGAACCCCGTCACCGTCACGGTGCACGGACAGCCCTTTGCGGTGAAGCCCGACGGCACGCTCGGCGAAGCCGTTCACCCCGTCGATGTCGACTTCAACCTGCCTCCTCTTGTTCTCAGCACGCTCTCCGGTATCGTCGACGCGTACAAGGCCAAGGTGAACGAGCTGGGCTCCCGCGTGGCGCTCCAGGTCGAAAGCCATCTCAAGGTCCGCCTTGTGGATCTCGATCTCGATGCCTGCGGCCGGCGCCGGGTGTATGCGGTCGCAGGCCACGAGCCCGACACCGCCTTTGAATTCGGCAAGTTCTACGAGCCGGAGAAGTTCCTCATCGCCTTCCGTGCGGGCTTCTATTTTAACGAGGAAGCGGTCAAGGTGCAGCAGCTCTGCTCGACCATCGCCTCGGGCTCCGCGGTCGCAGTTACCGACGATGGGATCTCGCAGGAGGTCATCGTCAAGAGCGGGACATTGACCAAGGCTGGCATCACGCTTCCCGCTGACGGGGTGCCGCTGATCGCCTGGCGCACCTTCCGCGACGCCTCGCCCGTCCAGAGCCGCTTCCTGCTGCGCATGAAAGGCGTGAAAGACAGCCTGCCCTTGATCGCCATCTTCGAGATCGATGCGCGGTGGAAGCTTGACCACGTCGGCAGCATCCGGAGCTACCTCGCCGGGCAGCTCCCCGACGCGATCATCATCGCCTGACAAGTTTCGCGCCCAGGGCTGAGGGGCTGATGGGCGCGAAGGATGCGGCGGCAGGTTGTGGTTGCTCAAAAGGCGCCATCCCGTGCATGGGAGCCCCGCCGCATCCGAATCAAAGCCCCGGAAGGAATGGAGAAAGCCGTGGAACAGCAAGCCAAGTTTGAAGGATGGGCGTTGATTGAGTTGTTCGGGCATCAGCGCGAAGCGGGGTTCGTCACGACGCAATACTTCGGTGACAAGGCCATGTTTCAGGTGGACGTGCCGGAGATTCCTGAGCGCGAAGAGACACTGACCGCGCCGAAGTGGGGGCCGGAATCGCTGCTGCCAGCCGGGACCGTCATTGGTCGCGAGGCTATTCCCGGCAGAACGCGGCTCGTGAACCCAGGCGCCGTCTACGCGCTCAACCCCGCAACCGAAGAAGCCGTTCGCGCAGCGATTGCGGCTGGCGGTCAACGCGAAATCAGGGTTATCCGGTTAGCGGAGGGCCGTCAGATTCTGCCTGGCGCGGTTCCGACTGACCCGGAGACCGGGGACGAAGATGGCGACGAAGAGTAAGGGGCCGGACTGGACGAGGACGGGGACGGTGGCAGGCTATGCCGACTGGCTCCGCGAGAAGAGCGACGCGATCTGCGTCCTCGTCATTCGGCCGCATGACTCGGTGTTCTCGGTCGACCCAGCGTGCAGGCCCGAGGACGCCGAGGGCCTGGTCATCGAATATGTGCCGCACCTGGCCGGAAGAGTGGAAGGGACGCGGCGGCAAAAGAAGCAGGCGGCCCGGCTGGAGCTGGGGCCGGTGAGTGAGTGAGGGAATGATGAGACAGGTCGAGACAGCGAGCTTGGCATTAGCGCTCTTTGTTGCCGGAGCGCTGTTCTGGGCAGTTGCCGAAGTGTTCTTCAGCTTACTCGCCGCGCTGTTTTGCGCGGCCTCGGAGCTGGTAAGCAAGTGGAAGGGGCAGGGATGAGGGAATCTGAAAACGCTGGCTGAAATCGTTCCGGCTTTCAATACGTGCCGCATGATTATGAATTCAAAAGAGGCGCGTGATTTGGCCGGTGAGATGTGCGAAGAAGCCCGCGCTTTGATTCGAGAAGTGCAGGCAAGCTAAGGCACCATCGTGAGCGGAGCTGAAGATGAACGAAACTACGAAAGCTTTACAGCCACTGCGCAGAGGACTGCCGGTGTTTCCTCCTGCGTCGCGTGTCGATGAAGATGGGGAAACATGGCGTCCGGGCTTCGCGGGCAACTGCAGCCAGTCGCCACTCTACGTCACGGACGGCCATATCTTGTTGCTGGCGGCCGCCATCGATCCGAGAATCGCGCTCGAACTGAATGAAGAGAGCTACGTTCGAAAGTACGCGAACGAGACCGAGATCAGATCCATCTGGACGCCTGTCGAAAACCGCATCGACGTGACTGCCGATTTCATCGGAGTTTACGAATACGGTGATGTCTACCAGACCGAATTGGCCTTTCTGCGTGACGAGAAAGGGCGCGTGATGGTATTGAATGCCTATTTACTGGCGTTTGGCATCCATGCGGTGCGTCCGGACTCGCTGACGGTAAGTGAAGCTCCCACGAATGGAAAATGGTTCGATTCCCCTCTGGCGCTCCGCAGCAACGGAAAGGTCGTTGGATTGATCATGCCCATCAGGGTGTCCGCCGATGAGTTTCACCTACACAGTTTGGATGGTGACCCGATAAAGCTGGCGGACCTGCTCCTGGACGGCGTGGAGCACAAGGCTTTCCCGGAGGCGCGATGATCGCCTGCGTCTCTCAATGCAATCTTCGCATCGCAACGGCCTGCCCGTATCTAAGCATCGAGGCCGCGCGCAGCTCCTGCGCACGCTTCGAGCTGATGGTCACCTCGGTTGCATCGTTGATGTCTCCGCGTCTTCGGCCGACGAAGCGGGAGCGGCCCGAGGATGGCGGCGTCCAGTGGCATGAGAAGTTCAACGCCTTTGAATGCCTGGGCTGCGGCGAGTTCGCGGAGATACGCGACCGGCACAAGCGCACGCCCGACGCCCTGGCCGAGATGCACGAACTCCTGGTCATTGACCACACGGAGTGCTGGGAGTTCGCCGATCCGCGCCAGGCGGCCGATGCGCGGAAGTATCGCAGCGAGAAGAAGCGGCGCGAGATTCTCGCTGCCCGCGCCGGAAATGCACTGGACAGCCAGCGGGTGAGCTGGAGAGGGGCTACGCGATGACGAGAAAGGGCGATTGGATGCAGACCTTCACCGGCCTCCAATTTTGGCCGATTGACCCTCGACCCGAGGAGATTTGTATTCAGGACATTGCACATGCACTGTCGCTGCAATGCCGCTACGCGGGGCATGTGAGGGAGTTCTATTCGGTTGCAGAGCATTCGTGGCATGTCAGTAACGTTTGCGAACCGGAATTTGCGCTGTGGGGACTCTTGCATGATGCGGCTGAAGCGTACCTTGTTGACCTTCCTCGGCCGATAAAGCGCTTCTCTGTGCTAGGCGATGAATATCGCTTGGCCGAGGGACGACTGATGAAGGCGGTGTGCTCTCACTTTGGGATTCCGGAGGTCGAGCCTCCTGACGTGAAACAGACGGACGACTTCCTGTTGCAGTGGGAGCAGCGCGATCTTATGGGCCCTGCACCCGCTCCCTGGCGCGAATGCGGAGCTTTGCTTCCCAATGCGGTAATTCAGCCAATGTCTCCTCGTGTCGCAGAGGTTGCGTTTCTGAGGCGATTCGAACAGTTAACGCAAGGGGCGGCGCGATGACGGCCTCTGAATGCGCTCCATGTCGCCGCCAGGGGCACTACTGCCCGGCCGTGGTCTACTCCTCAGGCGCTGAGGGTCAGGAAGACGAGCCAATGTGCCTGGAGTGCGCGGACGGCCTTCCCTGCGGCGCCAGGCGCGTTGCAGGACAGGGCCGCGACGAGTCGAGCGTGAAGGTCACGCTGGGCATGTTTGGCGAGCTTGTGTTTGCGGGGAGCGAGAACTCTGCGGTGATTCACCGCGCGCCGGCAGAGCTGGGGATCGCGAGTGTGGTGCCGGACATTCGCGAGCACAAGGCAGTCTCGCTGGACTGGACGCCTGGCGCATCCAGCAGGGGCTCTATGCGTCTGAAGGCGGTGAAGAGGGATACGCGGCCCGCGATGCGCACCATCTTCGCAGAGCGGCCGCCAGAGGCCTCAGTGGAAGTGAACGTGGAAGTCAAAACGGAAGTGAACGTGGAAGTGAAGAACGAGGACATCATGACAGACAAGCGGAAGAAGACGGACGGCGTGAAATGCGCGCGCCAAGGATGTGACAGGCTGGCCTTCGACGGCAGGAAGTTCTGCACCTATCGGCACGCCTACATGAACGGGGCGCCCAAGGATGCGCCCAGCGCCAAGCGCGGGAAGGCGCAGTCGATCACGATTGAGCCTGGTCAGAACGGCACGGCCGCCTCGCTTCTCGGAGCGCTCGAAAAGGTCGATGCGCATAAGTCCATCGGTACAGATGAAACGTTCCGCATCGGGCTTGAACTTACGCGAGCGGAAGTGGACGGGATTCTGGCGCGTCTGACCGGAGCGCAGAAAAACGCCTTCTTTGCGGCTGGTTTGCGGGCCGCGCTGCTGGCTCAATAGGGCCGAAGTTATCTGAACGAGTTATACGGACAAGACGCCGCATGTTAGCTCAAGCGGCGCAGGGGAGAGAACTGTGAGTCATGAGGTAGTTACGCCAGCCTATAAGACGAAGCTTGGCAATCTTACTGCCAAGTCGGTGCTTGTGCTGCTGGCCAATGAAGTGAACCAGGAAGGCTACGGATGGCCGAGCGTGAACTACATCGCCGACCGGACGGAGATCAGCCGCCGCACCGTGCTCCGCGTAATTCAGTGCTTCGGGGAGATCGGCCTGCTGAGCCGGGCGGTGAGCCCGCGCGGGGGATTCGCGGTGCAGGTGAACCTCAACAAGCTTGGCGCGGATCTGGCGGACGCTTTTGCGGAAGCCTACCAAAGAGCGCAGCGCCATCCCGGCAAAGTCGACGACGAGGAGTGTCTCACAGACACTTCAGGGTATGTCTCACAGACAGGGCAAGATGTCTCACAGACACAAAGGTATGTCTCACAGACACTTCCCCCACACCCCCTATTAGGAGTACCCGTTATTGACCCGGTAGGGACCCACCCCCAACCCCCGCAAGCGGGGGCCTGCTGTCCGGAGGATGAGCCGCTCGTTTGTGATTTCACCGAAGAGCAGCTCGCCCACCTGGCCACGCATGCCGATAATCCCTCCTGGACCCTCCAGTGGGAAAGCTACTACCGCGATGTCAACCGTGCCGAACGGGAGAACGCCGAAGCACAAAGGCTCGCGGAGATGGCCGCGGCCGAGGAGCTGGAAAAGCTCAAAGCTGAACTCGGGAGTACTCCCGCGGCAAGAGCGTGGGTGATGCGCGGTTGTGGTTTCGTTGAGAGCCGGCGCGGTCGCGGCATGGGGCCCATCGTCGAAGCCGTCCTCGCGCAGCAGCTCGGCCTCGGCGTTCAGCTCTGGGAAGCGGGGCCAGCCATGGTCAAGGCCTGGAAGAAGTTCAGCGCCAACGGAGCGCGGATCGACGTGCATTGGGGACCGGCGAACTTCTTCCAGCTCGGGATCTGGCTGGACGAGCGCGGATGGGCGTGGAGCGAAGCGCGGATGGAGCGCCATGCCGGCGCAAGCGTAGGCACTTTGGAAAGGAAGTCGGCGTGAGCATTCCGGGGAGACTGATTGGGGTTGAGTGCGTTTCGTGCCGTCGCAAAGGGCATAGCTGCCAGGCGCAGATGATCGACGATGGCGAGCCGAGCTGCCTGCGCTGCGCCAATGACGAGCCTTGCTATCGCGAGACCTCGGATCGCTTCAGCGTGGCGCGGCTTGCCGATCCGGTCGATCCGTGCGACGTGCCGGTGGTGAAGCCCGTGCCTCCGCGCCTCAAGCACTCGGTTTACCTGTGGGTGCCGATCATCGACGCAACGGAAGCCAGCCAGATTCGCCGCGAGCTGGCTGAGCACAAGGTCGAGGAAGTCGCCAAGCGCCACGGCCTCGACCGCTGCATGGTCGCGCAGTACTCGTCGGAGATCGCCGCGCCCCAGCGGAGGATAAGCGCGGAGACGCGGCGGCGGGTGGCGCGGAAGATCCGGCGCAGGGAAACCTACATCCTGGATGGCGAAGAGGTTCGCATCGCGCCGGGAGCCCAGATGGGGGCAGAGATGACCGGGCTGCGCGAGGTGTCGCCCTCGGAGAGAGCCGTGCTGCGGGTGGTCAGCGAGTATTTCGGCGTGGAGGTCAACGATCTGAAGAACCGGTCGCACGCTCGCGAAGTAGTTCTGCGTCGCCAGGTGGCGATGTTCCTCCTGCAGGAAGTGTGCGGTGAAGGGATCTCGGAGATCGGCCGATGCTTCAAAGTGCATCACACCACGGCTCTCCATTCGGTTCGCGTTATCGCGGCAAAATGCGAAGTAAACAGCGAGCTGAGAAATATAATTCTCACGCTGAAATCCGCGCTGGGCGCGGACTAGCGCGAGTGAGCGGAAGTTTTCCACGCATATTGCACGCGGATTTTTGCTAACGTGGCTTTGGAACGGAAAGCATCCCGAACCCGGCTCCGGCAAGACCGGAGGGCAGGCCGACACCATGCAGTTGTAAAGGTAACCTGATCTGCGTCTCAACCTCGCTTAACTCACGATCCCGCATCGGCAGCAATGCCGGTGGTTGAGCTTTGTGCGGTTCCTCTTCTCCCGGCGCTCATGAACTATGGGCGGAAAACGCATATCGCAAAGTCGTGCCAGCAATGGCGCGATGTTCAACGTCTATCCAGTCGAGACTGCTCTCGGCTGGCGTGTTGTGGGTCTCGTGAACGCTTCGACCGCCGCTGAGAAGATGGCCGCCGGGGAGTTCCGCGATATCCACGACGAGAGCGGCCAGTTCCTGGGATACCAGATGCTGGGCCGCCCAGGCAAGGCGCTCGACCATTCGAGCAACCCAACGTCCTGCTCGATCACGGCGCGCGAAGTGCAGATGAACGCGGGCTGCTTTGGATCCTCGATGACACTGCCGCTGTCCAGGGCAGAGCATGCCGAGGTTCCAGAGGATGCGGTCGAGCGGGCAATCACCAAGGTCAGACAATGGCCGCATCCTGCATCGCGTATCGATGACGGATCAGGCCAGCCGGTCTACGGTGACCGGGCGGTGCGGGTGTACCCAAAGGCGTGAAGCATGGGAAGGATCAAGAAGCCATGTCCTCAGCCCGGGTGCGGCGAGTTGGTTGAGAGTGGACGCTGCCCCGCGCATCAGGCACAACCGGAACAAGCTGAGACGCGCAGGCGCTTCGATGCGTGGCGCGGATCGGCACGGCAGCGCGGATACGACGCGCGATGGGAACGCTTCCGGGCGTACTTCATCGCGCGTCATCCTGCGTGTCATGACTGCGAGCGATTGGCAACCGAGGTTCATCACATCCAGCGGTTGGCCGCGAGGCCGGACCTGAAGCTGGTCGAGTCGAACTGCATGGCGCTCTGCAAGCGGTGCCATAGCACGCGCACGGCGAAGGGTGAATGACAGATGTCCCTGTGGGTGGGGCGGGTTGAATCCTCCGGCACTCACTGCTCTGGACCGTGACATATAACTCAATTTTTGCTTCCACGAAACGACGAAAATCGCAAAAACAGGGCCAAATCAAGGTCCAAGTCCAACCAGCGGCAGAAACGGGCGCAAAAGGGGCGATAAGGGGCTTCAGACGCGCTGATTTCGGAGATTTCTCCGCGGGAGACACCGTTTGCACCGAGAGGCCTTATGGCGAGACCACGGACACCAACGGCGGTCCTTGAAGCGCGGGGGGCTTTCATCAAGAATCCCCAGCGCGCCCGGGAGCGGGAGAACGAACCCGCATCGCCCGCGGGACTCGGCTCGCCGCCGGCCGCGTTTCTCATCCAGGCGCCGGACTCCGGGTACCAGGAAGCCGAGCGGCTTCGGGGCATCTGGGAAGAGATCGCGCACGACGGGCCATGGCTCGACAGCGGCAATCGGCTGGGCGTCGAATCGCTCTGCCGCATCACCAACAATATCCGCCGCGGGAGCGGGAAGCTTTCGCAGCTCGTTCTTGCCCAGGCCAAGCTCCTCAACGACCTCGGCCTGACGCAGGCATCGAGGTCCAAGGTCAATGCCCCATCCGCCACGAGCGAAAGAGGCGCCAGCGCCTGGCAAGCGCTCGCGGAAGAAAGCCGCCGGCCGCGGGTCGCCTGAAAAGGGGTACGCGGAGATCGCCACAAGTTACGCCCGGGAGGTTGTAGCCGGGTCAATCCTGGCTTGCAAGCAGGTCCGGCAAGCGTCCAAGCGCCATCTGAGCGACCTCGAACGGTCGCGGACGGCCAAGTTTCCTTACCGGTTCGACCCTCAGCGCGGGGCGCTGGTCTGCCGGTTCATCGAATCGCTGCCTCATGTGCGCGGGCCTTGGGCGCGCCCGGAGCGGGGAAAGCCAAAAACGATTCACCTCGAACCCTGGCAGGTCTTCGCGACCTGCTCGATCTTCGGGTGGATACACAAGAAAACCGGCCTCCGGCGGTTCCTGGAGGCTTATCTCTGCGTTTCGCGCAAGAACGCGAAGTCAACCTGGGCCGCGACGGTCGGTCTTTTCATGCTGGCCATGGACGGCGAGCATGGCGCCGAGGTCTACAGTGGCGCAACCAGCGAACGCCAGGCGATGGAGGTCTTTCGTACGGCCTGGTCGATGACGCGGGCGACTCCGGAGCTGAAGAAGTTCTTCGGCGTCGAGTCCGCGGTCAAGAGTCTTTACATTCCCGATGACGGGAGCAGGTTCCAGCCGCTGGTCGGCGACCCGGGCGACGGCATGAGCCCGAGCTGCTCAATCATCGACGAGTTCCACGAGCATCCGACCTCAATCCTGGTCGATACGATGCAGACGGGCATGGGCGCCCGCGAGCAACCGCTTCTCCTGGTCATCACGACCGCGGGAAGCAGCATTGAAGGACCATGCCACACCCTGCAGCGCGAAGTCGAGGCGATGCTCGACGGGCGCATCTCGAACGAGCGCCGCTGGGGCGTCATCTACACCATCGATAAGGAGGACGATTGGAAATCAGAATCCGCGCTCCGCAAAGCCAACCCCAACTTCGGAATATCCGTCTTCGAGTCGTTCCTGAAGGAAGCGCAGGCCTCGGCGATTCAGAGCCCGCACAAGCAGAACGTCTTCAAGACCAAACACCTCAACGTGTGGGTCAACGCTGCCACGGGCTGGATGAACATGGCGGCATGGGATGCATGCGCCGACGCCAGCCTGATGCTCGATGAGTTTTTCGGGAAAACCTGCTTCGAAGGCGTCGATCTCGCGGCCAAGGTTGACCTGGCCTCGCGGTGCAAGGTCTTCACGCGGGTGGAGAAAGGCCAGCTTCACTACTACGCTTTCGGGACGCACTACGTACCTCTCGACCGGGCGCAGGACGGCGAGCATCAACACTACGAGAAATGGGTTGCCGATGAGGCGATCAAGGGAGTTCCGGGCCCGGAGATCCAGCTCGGCCTGATTCAGAAAGACATCGAGGCCGAGATTCCGAAGTTTGACCGCAAGTGCATCGCTTTCGATCCCTGGAGCGCATTGCAGATGCAGCAGGACCTGGCCGCCAAGCTTCCGGCCGACACCATCGTCAGCATTCCGCAGACGACGCAGTACCTGAGCGAGGCGATGAAGGAAGTCGAGGCCGCGGTTCTGGGCCATCGCTTCCACCATAACGGCGACCCGGTACTGGCCTGGGCCATCTCCTGCGTGATCGCGCGGGAGGATAACAACGGGAACGTGTTCCCGCGCAAGGAAAAGAACGGCATCTCGAAGATCGATCCCGCCTCGGCGCTCTTCAACGCGATGAGCAGGGCGATGGTCAACAAAGGTCAAAAGCAATCCGTCTATGCGGGGCGAGGGCTCCTGGTTCTATGAAGAAGATCGACCTTCAGGATGTCCTGTTGCTCGCCGGCGTGGCCTCGATCGTGGGCGGCGTCGGCATGTGGAGCCACCCGGCCGCCGCGGTCGTGTTTGGGCTGTTTTGCCTTGTCGGTGTACGAACAATCGCGCGGAACGCTCCGCGGGATGGCGCCAAGCCGGAAAGAAGAGGGAACTGATGGGCGTTCTTACCCGGAGCCTGGGCATCCTGAATCTTTCGATGGAAGATCCAGCGCAGCCTCTGCTTCCCTATTCCGCGCTCATGGAATCGCTCGGCATGGGCAAGAGCGACGCCGGCGTGATGGTCAACGAAAAGCAGGCCATGCGCATCACCACGGCCTTTGCCTGCATCAACGTGATCTCCTCGGATCTCGCCGCGCTCCCGCTGCCGGTGTTGCAGCGCATGCCCGACGGTTCCATCCAGGAGGCGACAACGCATCGGCTTTATCCGGTCCTGATGGGCCAGCCGAACCGCAACATGACGGCCATGGTATTCCGCTCGGCGCTCCTGGCCTCGGCCTGCGGATGGGGCAACGCTTACGCTCTGATCCGGCGCGACAACGCGGCCCGCGTGACCGAGCTGGTGCCGCTGCCCAGTGAAAAGACCAGCCCGGTGCTGGTCGGGATCAAGCAAGCCGACGGCTCGATCAAGAAAGTTCTGAAGTACGCGACGACAGCGACCGATGACGGGCTGCCGAGCTATCTCGATCCGGAGAACGTGCTGCATATCCCGGGGCTGTCGTTTGACGGCTATGTCGGCATGAGCCCGATCCAGACCTGCAAGAACGCCTTCGGCATCGCAATCGCGGCGGAGAAGTTCGGGGCCCAGCTCTTTGGCAACGGCGCAAAAGCTTCCGGCGTGCTCTCGCACCCGGGCCAGCTCGGGACCGAGGCCTTCGAGAACCTGAAGAAGTCGATCCGGGAGATCATCAGCGGCGAGAACGCGCTTCGGCCGCTGGTGCTTGAAGAAGGGATGAAGTGGGAGCAGACCACCATCAACCCCAATGACGCGCAGTTTCTGGAGACGCGCAAGTTTCAGCGGGAAGAGATCGCGGCGCTCTACCGGGTGCCGATGCACCTGCTTCAGTCGCTCGAACGGGCGACCAACAACAACATCGAGCATCAATCGCTCGATTACATCCGCTATTGCCTCCGGCCCTGGGCGGTGCGGTTCGAGCAGGAGATCAACCGCAAGCTTCTGGGCGGATCCTTCTTTGTCGAGCATGACTTCAACGCCTTCCAGCGCGGGGATTTTGCCTCGCAGACGGCGGGCATGGCCCTGCTGCGCAACTCCGGGGTGTATTCAGCCAACGATATTCTGCGCGCCCTTCGCCAGAATCCGATTCCGGCCGAGGATGGCGGCGATGTGCGCCTCGCGCCGTTGAACATGATTCCGTTGAAGACGCTGGCGAACGAGGACCGGTCGGATCCGGCGGCAAAGCCTGAGCCTGGGACCGATGCGGGCGAGGGCGAGGTTATCACCGACCAGCGCCGCGGCCGCGTCGTCAATGCCTATCGCCGGCTCTTCCGGGATGCGGTGGGCCGGATCGTCAACCGGGCCAAGCGCGACGATGCCTTCGCGTACAAGGCGCTGCAGCCCGTGATCGCTTCGGCGGCCGAGGCGACTATCGCCATGTATTTCAGCTTGAGTGACGAGCTGAAGCAACAGGCGGACGCAGAAGCAAACCGGCTCGCGGTTCAGTTCGCAGCCCAGTCCTCGGCGTGGCTTCCGGCTGAGGCGGCCGAGCTGGCCACACGCATCACCAACGAAGCAACCACCGCGCTCTTCCAGGCGCTTATCGCAGGAGTGAAATGACGAAGACCTTGAAACCGACCTTCCGCGCAGCGCTTCAATCCGACGGCACGCTTGAGCTCCTGGTTTATGAGGACATCGGCGAAAACTACTGGACGGGCGGCGGGGTCACGGCCAAGACCGTCAAGCAGCAGCTCGACGCGGCGGGGCCGTTCCAGCGCATTTCCCTGCGCGTCAATTCGCCGGGCGGCGATGCGTTCGAGGGCGTCGCGATCTACAACCTCCTGCGGGCGCAGAAAAAGCCGATCGCGGTTGCGGTGGACGGGATCGCGGCCAGCGCGGCCAGCATCATCGCCATGGCCGGGGACACCATCCTCATGGGCTCGAATGCCATGATGATGATCCACAACGCCTGGTCGAATTGCACCGGCTACGCCGACGACATGCGGAAGATGGCGGACACGCTCGACAAGGTTTCGGCTGCCGTGGCGCAGACCTATATCGACCGTGCCGGCATGACGGCCGAAGAGGCGAAGAAGCTGATGGATGCCGAGAGCTGGCTGGGCGCGCAGGAATGCGTCGACCTGGGCCTCGCGACCGGCATCGCCGATGACAACGACGGCGATGAAGACGCCATGGCGCTCGCGGCGAGCTTCCAGGCGCTGAAGAAGTTGAACAAGCTGCCCGAAGCGCTGAAGGCGCGCAAGGCGGATCCCAACCCCGTTCCCGAGCCCGCAGCGCCGGCGGCGAAGCAGCCCGTCGACCTGAGCGCCTACGAGGCAGAGCTCGAGCTGCTGACACTCGGCAAGTAACGCCCCAAGTTCAAGCCAAGCTCCGCAAAAACCGGCCGCAAGGCCGACGGGGCGAGGTATGCGATGCAACCGGCGCCCGGGCGACGGCGGGCACGCGCCAATCCAAACGAGGAGTCACGAATGACCTACGCAGATCAGTTGCGTGAGAAGCTGGCGCGGAATGCCACCGCAATGCGCGCCATGGTGGACACGGCAAAGAACGAAAGCCGTGGCCTGAACACCGAAGAGCGGACCCGCTGGGACAACATGGTCGCCGAGCACGAGACCATCGAAGCCAGCATCAAGGCCGCCGAGCAGATCGACACCATCGAGACCGGGCTCGCCAAGCCCCAGAGCTCCACGGTGCAGCCCTTCAGATCCGACGGCGCCACTGGCGGCAAGAAGCGCGACGATAGCCCGCACGCGCAGGCGTTCTCGAAGTATCTGCGCAACGGCCTGCAGGGCCTCAGCCAGCCGGAGCAGCAGCTCATGCAGAGCCGCATGGTCTCCGGGCCGGGCGGCATCCAGAACGCGCAGACGCTGACCACCACGGGCGGCGGCTACCTCGTTCCTCAGGGCTTCAGCGACCAGCTTGAAGAGGCGCTGAAGTTCTACGGCGGCATCCTGGACAACGTCGAGGTCTTCGAGACCGAGACCGGCCAGCCGCTGCCGTGGCCCACCGACAATGACACGGGCAACAAGGGACGCATTCTGGGCATCAACACGCAGCTCACCGAGACCGACATCACCTTCAGCCAGGTGACCCTGAATGCCTACACCGGCACTTCGGATTCCATTCTAGTCCCGATCCAGCTCATGCAGGACAGCTACTTCAACCTGGACAGCTATCTGGCGCGCAAGCTGGGCACGCGCCTCGGCCGTCTCATCAACAACAAGTGCACGGTCGGGACCGGAACCGCCGAGCCCACCGGCCTGCAGGTCGCGGCGCTCGCCTCCGGCAACACCACGCAGGGCGCAACCGGCACCGCGACCTCCATCACCTATCCCAACCTTGTGGACCTCCTTCACCTGGTCGATCCGGCTTACCGCCAGATGCCCACCGCGAAGTTCATGTTCCACGACTCGACCCTCAAGGTCATCCGGAAGTTGGTTGACGGTCAGAGCCGTCCGCTGTGGCAGCCCGGAATCTCGGCCGGCTTCGGAAACGGCTTCCCGAACACCATCCTGGACAAGCCGTATGTCATCAACAACGACATGCCGACCATGGCCGCGAGCTCCTATGCGGTGCTCTTCGGCGACCTCTCGAAGTACAAGCTGCGTCGTGTGGCAGGCGGCGTGACCATGATGCGCCTGGTCGAGCGTTACGCCGATTACCTGCAGGTTGGCTTCCTCGGCTTCCTGCGCTTCGACGGCAACCTGATCGACGCCGGCACCCACCCCGTCGCCCTCTGGCAGAACTCCGCCACCTAGTCCTCAACCCTCGCCTCTCGCCCGGAGATTCAACGCTCCGGGCGGGATGCAAGGCCCCTTGAATTTTTGCGGGAGCGATTCCATGAAGATCGTTATTTTGCAGTCCATCGCGGGCCACGCGGATCCGCGCTATGACCTGGCCGACTTTTCCTTCGCGCCAGGAGAGTCCGTCGACATCCATCAGGATCTCGCCGTCGCGTGGGTAGATTCGGGCATCGCCGTGAAAGCGCCTTCCGCAAGTTTGAAGCGTCCCGTGGCGCAGCCGATTCTCTCGGCCCCGGACCAGCGTCCCGTGGCACAGCCGATTCTCGCTCCCCCGGATCAGCTCTAACTTTAACCGCAGCGCAGCAAGCGAAGGAACACCATGGCACTGCTTACCATCGGTCAGCCGGGACAAGAGCCGGTGTCGGTCGCGCAGCTCAAGAGCTACGCGCGCATCGATGCCGTCGATGATTCGGCCATGCTTCTCGCGTTCATCACGGCGGCGCGCGAGTGGGCGGAAGCGTTCTGTGAGCGGGCGTTTGTCTTTCAGACCAAGCGGCTGCTGATGGACTTCTTTCCGGGATATGTCGATTTCAAGCTGGCTGGACAGCGCGTCAGCTCGCCGTTCGTCTCCGGGTCGAACGCTGTGCTGGTCGGGATCCGCTACGCCATTGCGCTCCCGTGGCCCCAGGTGCGCCAGCTCGTCGCTTTCCAGTACCAGGACGCCAACGGCGCGGTACAGCCGATGACGGCCGGAACGAACTTCACCGCCGATCTCGATTCGCAGCCGGCGCGGCTCACGCCCATGTTCGGCCAGATGTGGCCGGTGGCGCGCGTTGTTCCCAATGCCGTCCAGGTTGATTATGTGACCGGCTACTGGGGAGCGATCACGGTCGGCATGACGAACGGCTCGGCGGCGCTCACCTCTGCGTTCAAGTTTCTTCCCCGCGATGTGGGCTCGGCCATCACAATCCCTGGCGCCGGGGCGCCCGTCAACGGGCAGCCGGCAGATCTTGCCACAACCATCGCCTCGGTCGATGGAAGCGGGGCGGCTACACTGGCGGCCGCGGCCTCGGCGACGGCGGCGGGTCAGTCTACCACCTTCGGGACGATGCCAAGCTCGGTGCGCCTGGCCATCATGGCGCTCGCGGCTTACTGGTACGAGAACCGCGTGCCCGACTCCGACGACATTCCCTTCGGCGTGAAAGCGCTGCTTTATCCCTACCGGGACCAGAGGCTTTAATGCTGACCAAGCGTAACGTGATGAAGCGGACGCAGCGCCCCATGGTCGACGCCGGAGATCTGCGCCATCAGGTGCAGCTCGCCACGGCGAACGCCTCGCAGGACGCCGCAGGGCAGCCGCTGACCGCCTGGGTGGTTTACCGGACCTGCTGGGCGGCGATCCGGCAGCTCAGCGGCCAGCAAATGTTTCAGTCGAACGAATTCGCCTCGGCTGCCCAGGTGCGCATCACGGTGCGCCATCCGGGGCAGGGCGTGCTTCCGGTCACGCGGGTCGGCGACCGGGTTTTCTACGACGGCCACGTCTACGTCATTCAGATCATCGACGACATCGAGATGCGGCATGTGCTGATGAACCTCAACTGCTTTGAACTTGACGGGACAAGCTAATGCTTGAAGCGGGGATCCAGCAGCTCGTGGTGGCCGACGCGGGCGTTCAGGCAATCATCGGCACGCGCTTCTATCCGGTCCTGGTACCGGAGAATCCCACCTATCCCTGCGCGACCTACCAGACGATCTCAAATGCACCCAGCTATCTGCTCGAAGGGCAGCCGACGCTCAGCTCCATGCGCATCCAGGTGGATACCTGGTCGGGCGGCACGAAAGACGCAACCTATCTCGCCGCCAAGCAGGCGCAGGAGGCCATTTCCGAAGTTCTCGATCTGTTCAAGGGCACGCTCCCCGACGGGACGCGCGTGGCCGGCATCTTCGTCGTGGGCAGCCGGGATCTCTATGAGCAGGATGCCCGGGTCTACCGCACCACAACCGACTATCAGATATTCGTTTATCCCGATGCTGGCTAAGTTCGCGGGAAAGGAAAGCATGGAGCTGCTCAACATCCGGACGGACGAGCACAACCCCCGCCGGAACCTGATTACGACCTCCGGAGGCCGTCCGCTCCTGGTAAAGGAAGCGCACCTCAGCTTCCAGCCGGAAGGCGTGGCGGAAGCTGTTTTGACCGTTTACGGATTCACGTTTGACATTCAGGGCACGAGCTCGTTCGTGGTCCTGCACCCGGTGACCGGGGAGCCCAAGAAGGTGAAAAGCATCGCCTTTGAAGATGGCTCCATCTGGAGCGGCGAGCTGGCCCCGCAGTAAGCGGCCGGCTCAAGTCCACTCACAACCTTAACCTCAAACCGCGGCGCTCAGCCGCCCAGGGAGAATTTGTCATGGCGCAGACTGCACAGCCGATCATCGGCCTTGGAGCGGTACTCTCAATCGGCACGCAGACTGCGTCGCCGACCTACACGGTGGTGAACAAGATCAAGAAGGTCACGCCGCCGAAGCCGAAGTGGGGCACGGAAGACGTGACCACGCTCGACACCCCGAACACCGGCAGGCTGAAGATCAAGACCCTGCTCGACAACGGCGAGGTACAGATCTCGGGCGAGTGGGAGAGCGCCGACCCTGGCCAAGTGGCCCTGGCCGCGGCCTTCAGCTCGGCAGCCATCGCGGTCTACGGGACGGCTTATCCCTTCAAGATCGCGCTGCCCATCGATATCGCGGGCGGCCAGACCACGACCGGCGACACCAGCACCTTCAACGCCCTGGTCACGGGCTGGGAGATCGACGACGTCGAGATCGACAAGGTAGTCGGCTTCACGGCTTCCCTGACCATCAGCGGGCCGATCACCTTCACCGAAGGAAGCTAGCTGATTTCGATACACTTTCCCTATGGAGCGCGGGGGATTCTCCGCGCTCCCTGTAACTCAGGAATTGGAGCTGATGTAATGGGCGAAGAAGAGAGAAAAGCGATCCGCGGAGCGGCATTGCTTGAAGTTGAAGAGG